CACTAACATTTAATAATTCAGTTTTAACATACTCACAACTTGGATTCTTAACAAACCATTCTAAGAACTCATCATCAATAGATTGAACACCATCTGCAATTAAGTCTTGGTCTGTTGTTAGAATTATTTTACTTCTTGTGTTTGATTTTAAGTTATCGGAGTCACAAGGAATTTCTAATTCATAACCCATTCCAAAATTATGTATAACAGCATCTCCTTCTTTAATTTCTTCATCAGAAGTGATGTAGATGTTGTATTTCTTATAATAATCTTTTGGAATAGCATCTAAATGCAATTGATTTGCAAATTTGAATAACCTACTTGGTTTTTCAGTTGGTAATAAATGTATGTTTTTCATAACTTAAGATTTGATAGCTGCAATAGCTTTTTTAATATCTGTAAAAGGAATATGACTATGTTCATTTACTGGATTTGGATATCCTACTATCTTAAACTCCGGAATCACTGTTCCTCCTGAGTTTACAAATGATACAACTTTGGCCGGTATAACTTTACCACCAACTTTTTTTTCAAAAGCATAGTTCTTGTGTACTACAAATACTTTACTACCTATAGTAAGGTCAGTAAGCTTATAAGTTTTCTTTGTTGCCATTACTTTTTGGTTTTTCAATAACTAGTTCTTTCAGTATTTCCCTCATCTTTTTATCTACATACATAGCAACTTTATGCTTAGAATGGGGAGGAAACATTTCTTCAATATGAGATAATACTTCATACTGAGCCCGTAGCTCAACTACTCTGAACGGATCCATATTTACATTGTATAAGGTGTTACAGGTTTTAAAAACATTTCAGGATTAATAATATCCCTAGTGTAGTTAACATCCTTGTATTTTTCATTCTCAGGAGTCCATAAACCCATTTCTTCTATCCTCTTAGCTCTTAATGTAAGTATAGAATATCCAGTAAGGTGAGCATTGTCATCATCATTACTATTTAACATAGCATTTAGATTCTTTCTCTCATCTTCAGTAAGATATCCTGTCTTTACTAATAAGTTCATCTCAGATATAAAAATAAATGGTCTGAAGTCTCCTTTTTTGGTACCATGTGCATACATATGCCACAGGTATCCCATATTACTGTCTTCTTCTTTTGATACTGCATGATGTTCCTCACATATATCAAGTAGAAGATCCTTAATCTTTTGGTCTTTAAAATATCTTATCATCCATCTAAAAAGTTTAAAATTGTTGCTAAATCCTCAGATCTCTTAAGTATTTTGCTAGGCTCTACATGAAAAGTAGTTTCTAGTACTATCTGTTCAGGAGTTATTCCATATCTAATATAAGCATCATAATATGTATCATATGCTTTTTGAAATTTCACTGTGATAGGTACTAATTTATGCCATTTTGTAAAAGATCTAGAATTATCTGTATCCTGAGTAAAACCCATACTTAAAAGCTCTTTCTTAATCAGGTTTACTTCACGTATTGACATCATGATCTTAAAAATTTAAACATTGCCTTTATCTTATCATACTCCTCTACTAACCATTCTGGAGTAAACACTGCTTGCTGACCTTTAAAACGGACAATAGTATCCATATATATAGTTAATTCTATATCTGCATACCAAAAATTTGTATAAAGCATTTTAAATTCAAGTGTAATGTCTCCATGACCATAGATATGATGATTCCGGGTGTTTCTGTAAAACCCATACTTCACAAGCTTTTTACCTACTAATTCTGTTTCTCTAAGTGTCATAACTAACCCTCCATAAGTTTATGAAATGCTATCAAACTCTTACACCACTGATGTATAGGACCTAAGATATCTTCATGCCCAGTAACAAAATCCTTTGTAAGTCTTGTATTTGTTCCAGATAAAGCAGCTTCAACTATATAAAAATCAGAATTATTAGATGAATGTATTATTACTTCAACAGTCCAACCATTACCAAATTTATTGTAATAGAAAACATTGCTTTTACCAACAAATCTTAAGTATCCTAAAATATAAGCTTGTTCTCTACATCTTTCTATATCTTTTTCTGTCATGATTCTACAAATTTTACTATTGCTTCATATGCTTTTATTTTATCTTCAAGATCATCTACCACTTTGTATATAGGTATACTATAATGATCAATAACACGGAATTTAATAGTTACTGAGTCTAAGGTTAGTAATATTATAGTGCAATAAATCTTGTATAGATGATCTGTAGTTAAAGGTGTTATATTTATATTAACAATAGAAAGACCATTGTCTTTAACATAAACACCATTTTCATTTACATCATACCCATTATTAAGTACATAATTTCTGTTAATCAGATCTTCTACAAAAAGATCTTTTCTATTCCTAAACATAATTAAAAAGTAATAAAAGAGTGAAACAATACCTAATTGTATTCCAAGGTATTATCTCATCATGCAACTTAACAAACTGTTTGATATAATCAGCTTTTCTATTGTGCTCATACCTAAGATTCTTTCCACCATACTGTGATATTTTTGCTTCCTGTATTTTGGGTGCCCACAATAGATTTTCTCCTGGAAGATTATTCTGTAAATTATACAAATGCTTATTTACATTATGAGTCAGAAATATTACTTCAGCTTTAACAGAATAGTGTGGCCAATCAAAATTATAATAATACTTCTTAATTATATCAAACAAGAACTCATACTCAGTTAACCAATGATCATGAACTATAACAGGACTAAAATTTAAATGTACTTCATATCCAGCATCAATAAATGATTTTACAGCTCTAAGTCTTTCATCTATAGTACTTGTATTTGGTTCAAGAATTTTTCTCCATTTTTCAGGCATAAGACTAAATCTTACTCTTATTTTACCTTCTGGATTAAAGTTTAGTAAATCAGCATTCACATATTTAGTAGCAAATGAACCCATAGCAAGTGGATGATCTCTAAAAAACTCAAACACAGTTTGCCAATTCATTTCCTTGGCATGCAGAGCCACATCTGTATTACAACCAATGTCATAAGTAATATAATCAGGATGTGTTTGATTAGGTTTATCCACTGTTGCAAAATATACATGTGAATTAATCTCTGTCAGGATATCTAGTGTGTTTTTAGCAATAGACCATCCTTCCGGTTTGTGTCTCTTCATGTAACAATATGTGCATTGATATGCACACCCATGTATAAAAGATGGACTGATGAAGTCCGTTGATCTACCAGAAGGTCTAATAACCATAGACTTCCTAGTAACTTTTTCTACTACAGACATATTATTCTAGATTTTTATATATACAGCTAATTAGTGCTACATATATTAATTCAAATAGTATTCTCATGACTATTCTGATTTAAATGTTGCTATCTTTCCACTGCTTCCATGTATCAAAGTCTTTTAACTTTTCTAACATCCATTTAGCACCTGATATAAATGATTTATCAGCTATTTCTATTTCAAATGGAGTTATACCATCACAGAATACATTATTATCTATATATTCTAATGCTGCTTTTTCAAGTTCTTCCATTCTATTCTGATTTAAAGGTTATCAAATTGCTCTTGTAACTGATCTAACTCAACAGTTACCAGCTCCATTTCTTTTTCAATAGCTTCTCTCATTAAATCCATATTCTTAAAATATAATTCCATGGGAGCACTAGAAACACCAACATAAACTTCTAAGTGTACTCTACTTAAACCACAACCTTTAGCATGCTGTAACTTTCTTCTGTACTCATAAAGTTTATCATATTGATCTTTTAAGTTTTTAGCTAAATTAAATACATCATTCTTCATAACTTTTATTTAAACTATTTTACTTTAAGAATTTCTCTTACTAGGAACTGAATCAGATAAGCATAAACCTCTTCTGTTTCAAACCCTGGTTGTACATTAATCCTAGACAATACTGAATATGCAGCATGATAGCATTCATGTGCTACCAATGCTATTCTATCAGGATCTTTTCCAATTTTTTCTCTAAATCTTACTATGATAAATCCATCACTATGAGTAACAGTTCTTGCATCAGATTTCCAATCATTAAATGCAAGATCAAACTGTTCTCTTGTAAATCTATGACATAGACAGTCATATAGTTTATCATCTGATTGGTTAATGGATACTACTACATCAGTAGAAAACACATCAACAGGTATTATCTTAAACATACTATTTATTTTTACCTATTTGATAACCCACATAGAACCATAATACAAATCCTATGTGGGAAATAACTAATACCCAGGTCATACTACTTCTTTAGAAATTAATTCTCCAAGATCCAAGTAATTCAGGATGAAAATGAGCTACAAATAACCATATAAGAATAGTCATAGATATTATACCATCTATCTTCTTAAATAATATTAAACTTTCCCAGTGCTTATGTTTCTTAAAATACTTAGCCACAGGAGCCTGTAAAATAGATAGTATAAAAATAGCTAAATAAGCATACCATAGACTACTAATAGCCATACCTAAAATTAACCACACAAGATAAATTAAAGAAAAACAACCACTTGCAATTTTTATTGCTTCTTTATCTTCATCATTCTTTGGCAACATGTAAATTACTTTTACAAATGCTCTTGTTTTAAGAACTATCCACATTTCATACATAAAGGCTGCACCTATCATAAGTGCTAATAACACATCTTTCATAACTTCTTTTTTTGTTCTAAATAATCAATGATAAAACCAATAGCAACTAGTATATTCATACCACAGGATGCTATTATTTCATGAATATCTTCATAGATAGTGGACATTAAATGTACATGACCTACCATCCAGAATGGTACAGATAAGTTTTGGCTTATCCATACCACTAGATATTTAAGAAAGTGTTTCATTTATTCAAAATTGTAATCCAAATTTAATTTGAAGATCCCACATAAGACCTGTAGAAATTTGCCAAAATAAAGGATTATCTCCCATTGCAGATTTAGGTGGACGTGAAAGAAATCTAAGTCCTGTTAATGGTTCAATTGTAAAGTGTTTGCCAAGTAAATATTTATAACCATAACCTATACCAAAACCATAAGTAGACAACCTTTTACCATCCAGGAGCTCATTAGATACATATGGTTCACTGTATGAAGACAAATTTCCATACATTAATTTTGCTTGAATAAACTGACCCTTATCATTACCATCATATAATCTTACAAAAGGTTCAAAAATAGGTCCTTTCCAAAAAAATAAATAATAGTTCATATTTACTCCTGAACTAATATAATTTGTAATTGGTACTTCACACTGAATACGGTACTTTGGATTAATTATTCCAAGGGTCCCAGATATATGTCCTTTAAAGTTTTGAGCATGAGTAAATGTTATGAATGATAGCATTGCTAGTAATAAATTAATTATCTTTTTCATATACTTTTGTTTTAATTACTTTATCATAAACTCATATGCAGCTTTACTACCAGTCATGTCAAATTTGTAAATCTCTGATGCACAATAACTCTCATTTATTCTAATCCTTACTGATGATGCTGCTTTAAAATCAGCAACCATTTGAGGTCTTAGTTCTAATGACCAGGTAAGATAAACTATGTTATTTTTCTCAGACTTATCACAAACTTTTCTATACTTTTTATCCTCACCATTTACTACAAACACTATGTCTACCTCAGGCTTATCATCACAGTAATAACCACCTTTAATGAAAAATATAGTATTGGTATCTATCCTCTCCATTTTCAGAAAAGCATCATTATCTGTTTCTGTGTATGCAACCTTGTATGGCTCATCAAAACCATTATCTATTTTTTCATAAGTCCACTGAGCACTAACACTTCCTGTAATTAGTATTGCTCCTAATAAATTAATCACCTTCTTCATTGTTCACTGTTTTTTTCTTCTCTTGCTTCACCGTAGTGGCTGGAGAATTTTTTGTTTGCTTGTTGTACTTTTCTAATCTCTCCTGAATTTTCTTGTTCAGCAGATTGTAATCTAACTCTATCCTTCTTTCTTTCATATTCTTGCCAGTTATAAATTTCTAACTCTTTCATTCTTATCACATCTCCAAGTGTCATACCAGGTGGTATTCCTCCATTTTCCTCCATAATTTGTATACATGCCTCTTTCATTCTTCCCATAACTTCAAACTTTTTTCTAAGAATAATTTGATTGTAATTCTAACATCCTTATGCCCTAAAATAGATCCTGCTGCCTTCAGTTTATTATATGTTTTTGTTGGTATATCTAATTGAACTCTCTTAAGTCTACTTGAAATAGATTTAGGTTCAAAAACATTAAAATCATAAGGAAACATCTGAGCATATACATAAACATTCTGTTTATATGCTTTATCAGTGTGATACTGTAATGCTAACTTTTTGTTATAATTAATTGTATCCCTTTTCATTCTTATTGTGGTAGCAATACCATGTTCTGTCATCATAAATTTATAAGCCAGAACAGCAATAAGATAACTTCTTTGATCAACTAGGATTCTTTTTCTACTTTTACTAATTAGGGGTATAAGAGCTTTTAATACATCATCTTTTGTGTAATCATCCATACTTAAATTAATTCTAAGTCTGCAGAGATTTCCTCTACTTTTTCTTCTTTTAGTGCTTTTACTAAAAATTCAACTGGAAGAAACCTTTCTGCATTATAATACTCATAAGGAAAGGACTGTTCAGATAACTGTACTTCTTTTAGTTTATAACCAAATCTACCTGCTTGTAAACCCATTTTAGCAATCTCCACTACTGTATATACAGTACCTTCATTTATCCATTCATAGGGTGAGATCTTCTTTGGCTTGTTGCTACTATCAATGCATATTACTTTGAACATAATCCTTAATTTCTGATTTTATATCTAAATCATCAAAGTTAGCTTTAATTTGGAACATTTCCATATAATCACCACTTTTTACTGTACACCTACCCGTATTATGAGCAACAACAGCACACTGCTCAGCTTGTAATCTTTCATGATCACAAAATCTGATCAAGCATGCCATTATATAATCATATGAGTTGAGGTCATCATTATATATAACTAGCTTGTGTGTTCTTGACTCTTCCATATTACTAATATAGTGAAATATTAAAATCTTTCCAAATAATTTTAGTTTGGTCAAAGTTTTCCAAGGCTTCTTTAACCCATTTTTCATCTATTGTATCCATATAACATAGTATGTGGACAATAGCCTTATCATCTGGGTTTAACCGGAGTAACCTACCAATTCTCTGTGCAGCTTTTCTTTCATTACCATATGCATGCATAATAATACCCTGTTTAAGATTAGGAATATTTACACCCTCATTTAACTGCAGTACAGTAGAGAGCTTGTCTATTTTCCCTTCCTTAAACATGAGTAAATTATCCTCAGACTCCTTATTACCGCTGTGGTAGCTGTAATTACACAATCTGTCAGCCTGAGCTTGAGTATTAGCAAATATTATACACTTAGTCTGGATGCTTTCCATTAGCTTTTTAGTATATAATTCTTTGCTTGGATACTCCATCATAGCTTTCATTCTCATCACTCTGAGCATATGCATGTTACCAGAACCTACATCAATCCTTCTAGACCAGTAAGTATAGTTATCAATTTCAGATGCCATATACTGTCTGTTGCCAGTTTTGACCGGAAACACTTTGTTATGTGTCAGCTGTAACTGATGTACTACTATCTGGTAGTCATTTAGTATTCCATTCTCTACAGCATCATCTGCTTTGAATGTATATACTACAGGACAGAACTCATTTACTAACTTACCTTTCTCTGAATAATCACGCTTAGGTGGAGTACCAGTTAGACCAAGGATTTTACCTTTGTATAACTGGAGAAATCCCCGGTGGCTATCCAACAGACTATGCATCTCATCCAAATAGACAGCATCATAATCATTAGGATTGTGTTTGTTCAGACTTAAGTAAGTAGTGAATGTCATTCTACCTAATAAATTTTCTTTACCAAATTTCACAGCATCATCTTTCCAGGATTGGAAGATTGCCTTCTTTGGTGCTACTACAAGACATCTCATTAGTGGTGTAGTATTTCTTTCCATATGGGTTAGGCCTACAAGAGTTTTCCCAACTCCTGTGCCCAAGACCACGGAAACCCGCTGCTTACTATCAGTAGCAGCTAAGGCTTCCATTTGTATGTCTTGTCTGTCTTTCATTTAAATCAAATTAAATACTTTTTTCTGTATAAACTGATTAGCTACAGATACATCTGTCATAGCTTTGATAGTCTTGATGTTTTTGTCTACATTTTCCAGAGTTCTTTTGTGATCATAATTTTTACCATTATAAGCCTGAATAAATACTCTTAAGAAATTGTGTTTAACCCATCTATCAGCCTTACCAATTTTAATAAACAGATCACTGAAATCCTTACACATTGCCTCAGCATTTGGATTTGTAACTCTGAACTCACCTGTTTTGATAAGATCACTTGCTGCAGCTACTCCATTATAGGAGTCAGCATTGTTACATATACCTGCAATCATCAATGGTTCCAAGTTATACAAATTCTTAAACCTTTTTAATGTACTGTAATCTGTATGAATGTATAACCAAGCATTAACATAATCCATAAGTTTCCAAGACTTAGATGAATTGTTATAGTATGCCATAGTGTGAACTATATCATCAAGATCAGTTACCTCAATATATTCATATCTAACTGGAATACCTTCTCTCTGACATGCATGCAATAAATGTTGACCATCAATAATAAATGTTTTATACTCACCATCTATTAAATCTGTCTTAATACACATTACTTGTCTTCTTACACCCATTTTACGGATACTGTGAACCAGTGCTTCTACTTGTTTGGAATCAATAACTCTGTTCATTGGTAAATAGTTAAACAATGTATAATCTGTTGTTGTAGCTATTTGAATAAATCCTTTTTTCATAATCATAAATTTTTAAATCATTAATAAAATCATTTTAACCATCCCATAGTTCTAGCATCTGCTGGGTTCTCATGGATCATGTTGTGATCTGCACGGCAAACTGCAAACCATGTGCTTTGAACCAAGTAAAAGGCATCTCTATTGCTTCCCGCAAATGAATGATGGACATCTGTTGCATAATGAGTGCAATTGGGTCCTTTAATCATACACAGTGGATTCTCAGTAAGATACCTTTGTCTTAGTTTAGCATACTCTGCATCTTTCTTTGCCCTTTTAGAAGAAACCTGAGGGATTTTATAATCAGTTGGTTTCTGTGAACTGTCACTATTAATGGCTTTTTGGCAACTCCAGCAATATTTACAGTATTTGAATCCCTCATGGTTCTTCCATATCACGGTTTCCTTTTGGCAACCATCACAAGTTTTAAGCTTCATCAAAGTATGTATCTGATACAAATTCTAAATCATTTTCTAATGCCATAATAGAAAGTATAAATGCCTCTTTACTTGCATCAAAGTCATCTAAATTAAGACTATCTTTCAATTCAGGGTTCTCTGGCAGTTGTCTTGCCAATTCTGTTAACTGATTAGTTAAATCATACACTTTGCTTTCAAATTCATCTCTTGTCATAACTTTGGTTTTTACTGGTTTTTTAATCTTGGTAACTGGTTTGGATCCTTATCTAAACTTAAAAAGTTTTTAGGCAAGATACCTTCTGCTATAAAGATAGCAATAATATCATCTTTACCAATGTTTAAATCTTTAAAAGTTAGAGTGTTTTTGAACTTCTCATCAAGCTCAGAACAAGCTAGTAATGAGTCTGTTAGTGGACTGTTTGGAAACAAAGTCTTGAACATAAAGTTGGTATACTTTATAGTAAACTCTTGCTTAAGTTTATTGATTACTACTTGAGCTCTCTTGTAAACATTTACAATTCTTTGTTTCTTTTTGCTACACATAGTAGCTAGTTCTTGTTCAGAAAGAGCATTTAGACCGTAAAGTGCTCTCTTGTACAAATAGTTTTGATACTGTGAATATCTGTCAGTTTCATACTGCATGTAAGTTTTACCTGCATTTAACTGATAATTTTTAATTTCCTGTTTTAACTTTTCCATTTTTATACATTTTAATCATAATAAAAAAAGAGAGGGATATTTCTACCCCTCTCATATTAACTAATAGCTTAGACTATCTTAGATAGATAAGTCTTCAGCTGGACGTGCATTGTTTATAGCACTTGAAGTACCTTCTTGTAAAGCATATGCAGCACGTAACTCTTCAACATTTGTATGCTTAACAAAAGTATCTTGAGCATTTACATCAAAAGAAAACTTAGTTCTACGGTAGATAGGTGCTCCATCTACTGTACATACAATACCTGTAGTACCTGCTACTTTAAGATCACGTTCCGGAGTCTTACTGTTAAATGGAACCAAAGACTCTTCAATAACTACTTTACCATCAAGTTGTTGACCAGCATAAAAATTCATCAATTGTAAGTCTGTTACAAGACCTGGGATTAATGCTGTTACAACTCTTGGACGTAAGAATCCACTTTTCTCATCAATCATAGGTCTAACTTGAGACACTTTTACATACCCGTACTCAGGATTGTTAGAAGGATTGATAACTGCATTTGTTGTTTGGTCAGCCAAAACTGTTACTTTAGTTGTGTTCATAACTTTAAGTTTTAAAAAATTAATAAAAAAATAAATAATTGATTGTTTGAGTAGATTTTTACTATATCATTAGTTACTCATGCTAAGTGATAAGTGTTTAATACCTTTATTGCAATTCAGGTATTATGTATCCAGTGGGCCCGTTATGTCTATAATATCATCAAATGGATCATCATCAGATATCACATCATCATCACTTTCATCATCTGCTAGATAATCAAAGTCATAATATTTTTCTTGTTTGTTTTTTTCTACAGCAGATCCTTCAAATGGATCTAGTATATGCTCACCATAGTCTAGAGACATAAGGTACTGCACATCTTCATCAGTAAGATCAAGATAGTCTTCTATTGAGAGATTAACTACTTTCCCGTTGGGTAATTGGTACTGGATATCAACCTCCCTTCTCTACTAATAAAACGGAAGCTTTCTTAAACTTCCGTTGCATACTAAAAGTAGAGTTAGTATACATTAAATTAATAATTGATTTTACTACATCTTGTTTAGATGTCATCAAACTATAACAGCTATATTTATACATTGGTATTAAATAGCCTGTAGTTTTATAAAAGTAATTTCTTAGACCTACAGTAAAATCTTCACTCCCACATGTAAAATATAATCTTCCATAACCTTTTTTACAAATAGTTATACAACCATCACCATCAAAATATCCCCTTATAAAATGAGGCATTAAATCATCATGTATAAAATCAGGAAAAGACAGTATCAATGATTTGGCAGGTGGACAGCCTACATCTGTTAAAACTTTACTAAATTCAATAGATCTAATACTTAATTCCCATTTTGGTTTCCAATTAATATTAGCCGGTTTGATGTATCTTAGTGCATTACTGATATTTAATTCACTTTTAATAAACTCTAATACTTCTTTATCCTCTTCTTGTATACCAATCTGTAGTCCATTTCTTGTATTACAACCATCTGCATATATAAAACCCAATATATAAGCTTTATTAGGTGTATCAATAGCATCAAAGTAATTAATGTTTAGTGAATGTTTCTTGAGCCTTTTAGTATTACCTTTATGTAGACCTAATCTTTTTGCATATGCTCTAACAGTTGGTCTTGATATATTATACTTATTTGCAAGCTCAGTGTAATTTAAGCTATCTTTTTCAAGATCATTTTTCATTAGTTCATTATGGTATTGTCTCATATAAATTTATTTATAATATAATATACAAATAAATTCTGTTATTACCAAATGGAAAAATGAAATATTACATTTACAATATTGCATTACAGGCATAAAAAATATGCTAGTAAATGTAGTGTATTTATTCTAAGCTAAAAAGTTTAAACCAATAAAATTTAGCAATATATAGCTAAACAATAAAGAGGGGCACTATACCCCTCTGTATTTTGGTCAGGAAAAGTATATTCACAGAATACACTTCTTAAAATTCCTCAATAACTTCTAGTTCATTAGTTCTAACATAGGTTGTATCTCTTTTATTAGTGCCATTTCCTACAGCAGCAATATATTCAACAATATAAGGACTCCATTCATGATAACCTCTAAATTCCAGTAC